CTGTGCCGCGCCTTGAATTCGCTGTGGGCGCTGGCCCGGCAGGTCGATCTTCGGCTCGGGCGCTTCGTACTTCTCCTCAACATGCTGGTAAACGATGCCAGAGAACGCCGCCAGATTAAAGATGTCGCCCTCCTGCATGATGCGAACAGGGCGCGGCTTGTCGTACTTTGCCTTCATGTTGAACGTGCCGGGGACTCGCAGAATCCTCGCCAAGTCCGCTGTCACCGTCATGTCGATCTTGAAGTTGAACTGAGCGCATAAGCGCTTGAAGTTCTCAGCAACAGGTCGCCATATAGCGGCAGGGATGTCTGCGTCCAAAGGCCAGTAGGCGTGCAGCCCACCACCTGAATCAACAATCCACGGCGTTCCCAGTTCTGCCAGCCCAGTGTCCTGCATGAACTTTATGAGTGCGTTGGCAGCGTCTTTCTTGGTGGCGTACCCATCCATGTCGATGAAGAACGACTTAACGAACTGTGCGTTATCTGCGCCGCGCTTCGTGTCGAAGGCGGCTATCCCATAGAACACATCGCATGACGCGGCTGTCCATGCGTCTATCTTGGGGATTAGGTCATCAATTGTCTCCGCATAAAAGTGCTCCTTCTTCTTTGTGAGTTCTACCGCGCAGTACAGGCCAAGACCCGGAGACGGTAAAACCACCGCTAGAAATTCAGCGGGTGTCATAGTCGTCCTAAGTTTTATTTCAGTTCGGGGTCGTTTGCGTGATTTACACCGGCCTCAAAGCCTTCTTCAAAGCCTTCTTGATGGCTATGTTGTCGTGCTGTCTTGTCATCAATAAGCAGGGCCATGCGAACGCACAGCTCCTCAACCCAGTCTTTGGGCAGCATCTCGTTGCCCATCAAATAAACTTGACGCAGGAGTTCTTCATCTGTCAGTTGGGAAGGTCGAATACTTTGCATGTTTTTCTCCAAGCCTCGTCCGCTGTGCTGGACGATTGCATTATTTTTAAGAGTGCGTTGACCGTTGAGCGGTACGCGACGAAGACTTCACCACCACCAAACCAGTTGTAGATGGTCTGCCGCGATGCGCCAGAGGCGTACGCGATCTTGGTGACAGGGAAGTCCAGATGCACGGCCCAGCGCCCAAGCTGGTTGCCCAGCGTTTTGGGAGACTTAGATACCGTGTCTATAACTTGTTGTGAGTAGGCCATATATGTATTAGGTGGGGGTACTCGCTGCACTGGATGTTGTTTTCTTTGTCAAGCGCATACACACACCAAATTTTCTGCGCTCAACATAATCCATTAACACAATCCAGCATCCGCTTTCCCCCCGTAACTCCTTTTAGGCTTCGTCCCAATCGTCAACCATCTCGGCAAGGTTGGCCTTGGCCTTTGGCACAGCGCTTGGCTTCTTCTCTTCTTTGCGCACCACTGGTTCCTCATCTTCGTCAGCCGCTGCCTCCACTTTGGCAGGGCGCTTGCCCGGCACATCGATTGGTGCGGCCACGCTGGCCGTGTCGTTCTTAAACACAGTCATGGCAACTGCGTTCTTGGCATCGGCTGTCTGACCTTGCTTCTTAATGACCGGAGCTTCGTCATCGTCAATCCAGCGCATTGGTTTGAAGAACAGCTTGGGCGACTCAGACTTGGTGTCGAAGTTCATGCGGGTGATGACCTCGGACGGGTCGATGTTCTGCGCAGCCAACCAACGAGCGTACGCTTGCAGTGGGCGCTTATCGCCGTCTTCTTTACCAAAGACCGAAGTCGCTGGCGCAGTCAACTGCAACACATCGCCGCCCATGTCATTTGCCAGCACGACAGCCAAGCGCTGTTGGTAGCGGCAAGCACGGCTGTTACCTTGGCCTGAGCCAGCGATGTTGTTGGGGCAAGCATCACACTTGGCGGCGGGCTTGTCTTTCACTGCGGCGTCAGGCGCTACACCATCGGCAGACCAGCAGTCAGGTGCGGCCACCTTGTCGGCATCGTACTTGGCTCCGTAGAACACGCGGGACACATTGGGCGCGGCATTGACCACGACCACATCTAAGTAGCGCTCTTCGATTGCAGCGACTTCTTTGCCGCCACTGATAAGACGGAACACACCGCCTTTGATAGACACACGCTTGCCACCGGCTACTCCACCGCCACCCGCAAGGGCTTTGGCAATTGCTGACAGTTCGCCCCGCGCTTTTACGTGCGCAGGGACTTTGGACGGGTTGAATAATGCTACGTTGCTCATTTTGATTTCCTTAGTTGATTTCACCGAATTTATAGAAAGTTTTGTAGTCATCTGGGTTGCCCTTTTCAAAGACAACCGCAATGACATCGCCCGTTAACGGGGTCGTTATGTATTTGACTTTGAATTCATACGGGTTTTTAAGCGTCCGCCATACAGCGATAGCTTCAGCTTCCGTCTTGAATCCTTCTTGCACGCCCGAAACAATCGGGTTGTGTTCTAGTGGGTATGTTTTCATCTTTACTTGGTTGGTTTACGAACTGAAATGGAATACTCTGTGACTGTGTTCAAGCCAGCAGGTACAGCGCCGGGGTTCTCTTCAAGAAAAGTTCCCATGTTGGTCTGTGCAATGCGTTTCTCGAACAGGTCGAGGGCATCGTGCTGTTTGACGAACTCTTTGAAAGAGTCCCAGTCACTTGTGTTGTACCGCGTCTTTGTAGAAAGCGTGACCGTACCGCTGTCGGTTCGCACCGATGCGATGCCGAGCTTGAGCATCTGATCTTTGAGCGCTATCTTCACGCCTTCTTGCTGCGCTTTGATGGCTTCGATCTGAGTCTCGTACTCGGTGGTCAGACGCTGCACTTCTGCTTGCATCTTGCGGTACACCCGCGCCAGCTTGTCCATTGGGACAATTGGTTGGTCACTTGAAGCAGCCTGTGCGGGCGCTTCTTCTGTTTCGTCATCTGTCATTTGCTTCTCCGTTTATTGTTGTACAAGGTTGGACAGTTTACACACGTTTTTGCAATTTGCAACTCCTTTCATTTAATTTTTTATTTCATGGTCGAACATGCCAACGAGCAACGAGTGGTCGCTAACTTTGCCCTGCATGGCTTTGAACATACGGCGCTCGATTGGGCTTGACTCGATATGAACCACAGTGACTTTCTCTGAGTTTTGGCCTTTCCTGTCAGCTCTTGCAATGCACTGCGTATACATCTCTACAGACATCAACGGACCAAAGAAGACAACTGTGTCAGCCGCTGTTAGGGTAATCCCGTGGGCCGTTGCTTGGGGCTGCATGACCAGCACCCTGATCGTTGGCTGCGTCTGAAAGTCGTTGATGATGTGGCCCCGCTTTGTTGCTGACACGTCACCATGAATCTGGTCCACGCCGAAGCCCTGCTTGCGTAGGTGGGTGACTATGGTTTCTATGCTGCTGCGGAACATTGCAAAGATGATGACCTTGCGTGATGTCTCCTCCAGTATTTCATCCAGCACCGCCAAGCGTGGGCCAGCGTCAAACTCAACCACTTCCTTGTCATCGGTGTAGGCCGCACCGCAACTGATCTGGAGCAACTTGTTCACTGCCACGCCCGCATTGACTGCGCTGATTGTCTGCCCCGCCGCACTCACCATCATCTGTTCTTTGAGCAGCTTGTAGTACTTGTTCTGCTGCGGAGTCATAGGCGCTTCACGGGTCACAGTCACGACAGGCGGCAGATCAAGGCACTGGTCTTTTGTAAAACGTACTGCTGGTTGAAGTGCGTTGAACACCAGCTCATTAGCGTTGACTTTGGGTGCCCACTTGAACATGGTTATCTTGTTCATTACCTTGTCGCGCCACGCTGTCTGGAACTTGGGCACGCCACCGGGGTTGACCAACTTGGCAAGGCCGTACGCATCGACAGGAGACTGTGAGGCGGGTGTACCCGTCATCATCCACAAGTACGTCTCAGGCTTGATGATTGCCGCCAACGCTTTCCATCGCCGCGTAGACGGGTTCTTGTACGCATTGGCTTCGTCCACGATGACCAGATCAAAGCGCCCGTCATTGGTTATCTCCTGCGCAATTAGGCCGAGGCCGTCATAGTTTGCAATCACGATCTCGTAGTCCTGCTGAATCATCTCTATGCGCCGAGACGCCTGTGCATGGTGGGCCACAACTGCGCTACGGTGAATCACGCTTCTGTTGATGTCCCCCATCCACGCGCTGTGCATGATTGACAGCGGACACAGAATCAAGATACGCCGCACTTCCTTCTTCTGCATCAAGTAGTCTGCCGCCCACAGCGCACTGAGCGTCTTGCCGGTGCCGGGGTCGTTAAAGCAGAACGCTCTGCGGTTCATTGTCAAGAATGCTGCTGTCTCGATCTGGTGGTCCATCGGCGTGAACTTGCCCGGCCAGTCGTAGCGCCCAGTGATGGGCGAACGTATCTCTTTGACACCTAGATTCTTGAGGACTCGGGACTCGTCAAGACCCCAATACACCGCCACCTCATACACGCCATCGATCTCGCTGAGAATCTTGTGCTTCGGAATGATGCTGTACTTAGCAGGGTTGCGTGTGCGTAGCACAACCGCTTTGTTGTCAATTATCTCCACTAGCTTCTCCTACCAGTACGTAATAGAAATCTCGGGACTCGCGTGTAGGTTTAGTAGACTCTGCTTCTTGTCTACGGCACACTTCTAAGCCGATCATGCCAAGTTCCTTTTTTTGTCTTATTAAAGACTCAAGCTCGTCGCACAAAATTTTATTGTCGCCAAACCCTACTTGCCATAAGTTGCGCAATGTGGGTGTATCCACATCTTCAAACCCTGTTGTTTCAGTAACCATCACACGCCCTCCTGTATTTATTTTGGTTTGCGGCACACGTACCGCGCTCTATCCGTTAAGTAGTGCGTCTCTAACTCGCCCACTGCCTTCAGTTGCTTGTATGCCTTGGAAAAAAACTCGTCATTGTCTATTGACTCCAAGTCAACCCAATCGTTGCCGAAACGTGCAACCCACAGATCAATGAGTGTCGGGAGGGGCGTTGTTAGTAGCTCATCCAAAGTGAGCTTCACTCTCACTTCATCGCCCCCTTGGTCGTGCGTGCGTATGAGCGATTGGCCGTGGCGCTCTTCACCTTGAGGTTGCTGCGCGTTGTAGCCCCGCCCTTGGACAGCGGCTGCTTGTGGTCAACGTCTTTGCCGTCACCCTTGTGTACCAGCCCTTCCTTCTCCATGATGGCGCGGGCTTGATTGCGAGCAGCACGTTTCTTTTTGACAGCGGGTGTGCCGTCATAGGCTGCGTATTCTTTGTCGTAGTCTCGTGGATTGCGTGGCATAAAAACTCCTAATGTTTTTTGTTAAATTCACAGGTCTTCACCGGACACCATCCGCATAGTGGCGTCTGGTTTGGGTTCCATACATCGTTGGCAAAAGCGGCTTCGAGTCGTGCGGTACGTTCGCGGTAGTCCCACCAATGTTTATCCGACTGCTCACGCGTCATCGTCATCTTCACAATGTCGTTCTTCACGATGAACAGCAGCGCTGAGTTGACGCGCCGGATGTGGGGGAAGTGCGCGAACACCATGATGGACATGAGCACAAGCTGGTCGCGGTCAGGGTACTTGTTGTTGCCTGTCTTCCAGTCGCCCACCCACGCCGTCAGGTTCTCATCGTCAACGATCAAGATGTCGGCAATGCCGCGCACCCACACGTCCTTGGCTTTCCACTCAGTGGGTTGCAGGTCAACTGTCAGCGCCATCTCGTACTCGGCCAGCTTGCGGCCCTCTTTCTTCAGCATGGCGTCCACCACCGCTTGGAACTGCGCGTACTCAGGGGGGATGGGCGTGCCGTCACGTATATACAACTCAATGGCTTCATGCACCTGATTGCCGTAGCGTGTGGCCTCCGTCTCCGTGAACGGGTAGTTCTTTAAGACCTTGATCTCTTGGTAGCGGCGTTGGCAACCCTCAAAGTCTTTGAGGGCTGAGTGTGACCATGCTGGTTTTTTCATAGTTTGGCTGAGTTGACTGCGCTGGATAAACGATTGGCAAAAGCCGTAACGAAACGCTCGTTGTCACACAAGTCGTGGCCCATGTCATACAAGATGCAGTGGGTCAGCTCGTGCCAGAACGTGTCGTCAATCTCTTCTGTCTCGAACATGTTGCCTTGATTGTCGAAGCGTGCGATCTCCATGCGGTCTTCTTCGAAGTAGGTGCGACCATGTGACGCGGGGTCTTGTATGGTGTATGGCCGCGTGATCTTGTACGCCTTGCGCCCCACTGTGATTTCTTTCGGTATCTTCATCTGCTTCTCCTTTAGTTTTTAGCCAACCCATAGCGCTGATTCGCGCCGCCGTCTGCCGCCAGCGGTATGCCCGGCAAGTAACTCGGCTCCATAGTCATCTGCGCCAAGACCCAAGTCTTAGCGAACTCCACCTCATCATCTGGCACAACAACGATCTGTTCGTCATGCACTGTGCCCGCCACAAAGTACTTCTTCGTTGTGCGTAGCATCCCGTCCGTCATCACTATACGCGCAACAGCTTGTGTCACGTTGTTCGTGATCTTGCCCGCGTATAGCTTCGTCTCGTCCTTGCCATACACCCAGTTCTTTTGCTTGGTCTCCTTGTCGGTGACTTGGCGCAGGTTGGGGTAGCGCAGACTCATGCCGTTTGGCAGCACGATTTCTTCTTTCCTAAACGTAAGACATTTATACACGAACTCGTTGCCCTCCGCAAGAGAGCTGACCATGAGGCTTGAGCACATGTTCCAGAACCCAACCACTGGGTAAGCCGTTGCACGATAGATGTCGATGATCTTTTTAGCCGCCACGCAGTGGATCAGCAATTCTGTCTGGGTACAAATGTGGGGAATGTCCAACATCTTCTGCACGTTATCGTCCCACGCAAGGAACTTCTCCACGTACTCCGATGTAACGCCCAACTGCTTGGCAAACGCCTTGTCGTACCTTACCGGCGGCGCACCAAGGAAACCCACGAGTAGCTGCGCGGCAAAGCTGGCCCAGCCAAGACCATACCCACATCCCAACAGCGCCGACTTGGCCGACTGACGTAGGTTTGGGTGCGTTTCTTTGGTGAGATTTGGTATGTTGAACATCTGCGCACCAAACTGGGCGTAGGCGTCCTGCCCTGACCGGAAGATGTTCAGCAGGTCTTCATAGTCTGCCAGCCACGCCAGCACACGCGGCTCAATCTGGGACAAGTCACCCACCACCAACTGGTAGCCCTCTGGGGCCATGATGGCCTTGCGTAGAAAGCTGCCCCGCTTTAAGTTCTGCATGTTGATGGCGCTGCCCTTGCTGGCCGTCCACCTACCAGACAGCGCCCCGTAGTAGCTGAGCGGTACCGGAAGCGTACCGCGCTTGCTGATGTCAAGGAATCGTTGAGCACGCGTACGTTCAGTAGTTGATTTGACTGCCAGCCGTGCTTCACATAAATGCGCAACGTCCTCATTGTCTCCGTTGAGCAGCGCTTGAAACATAGCATCATTTTTAGCGAGAGCAAGCGTGCTTTTGCCGGTTGTCTTACTAATCTTGCGCGGCGCTGGTATGCCGAGCGTTTCCAGTGCTTTTGCAAATTGCGGGTTCGATGCCAGTACAGCCTCGTCCACGCCAAGCCGTTGTAGTAGTTCTTCACGTTTTTCTTTCTCCGCTGCAATGGCGTTAATCAACATGCTCCTGTCAAGTTGCAGCACGGGGTTCGTGTACATCTTGAGCGTCATGTCTATAAGCCTAAGTTCTTTCTTTGGGTAGCCTCGTGATAGCCGTTCGAAGATTTGTTCGCATAGATATACGTCGTGTTTGCAATAATCTGCAAGCTCAAGCTCCAAGTCTGCGTCCAGCTCGGCCAGACCATCGGTACTGTGTACGGCTTTCCCTTTTTCGGGAAGACCAAAATCTGCTGCAAGTCGGGCGAGACTGTTGCCAACCTCAACGCCGCGTGTAGCTCTCGCCATTGACAGGGTGTCGAAGATGAAACAGGGTCTGACTCCGTATCTCCATGCCATGATTGAGATGTCGAACTGGGCGTTATGTGCAAGTACAGCGGTTCGTCCCCAATCGACACTTGAAAAGTACTCAGGTAGCTCTGCTCCTCGAACCCATTCAATTGGGCTGTCAGTTCCGAACTCGTGTACGCACGCTCCGAACGCCTTAAATCTTGTATCACGTATGTACTCCTCCGTTGTTGTTTTCGTCAGGGTGTAGTTCCTGCTTGACCAGCGTGTCTCAAAGTCGATGCTCAGTATCCGGTCATAGGGGGCGCTCAATTAAACTTCTCCTTGGCAGGGGCGTCCACAGTGACCATGAACGATGTCAGGTTGTGTGCGTAGTTAACCATGTTGGCAGCGGGTATCTCGTCGCAGTTGACTGTACACATTGATATCTGGCTTGCGCTCTCCCTGCCGAACAGCAGCACAGCCTCGTGGTCATCGTCTACAAAGCAGCGCACTATGCGGCTGATGAGCAGCTTGAGGTATTCGCGCTCGGCTTCGTCCAGTTCGCTGATCGCGTTGTCGATCTCTTCTCGTGTCATCTGGTCCATTACTTCTTCTCCTTCATTAAATCCCCCAGCATTGCTGGTAGCTGTTCGATGTTTGCTTCATTGACCACAACGGCCACACCACCGGCATCACGTATGCGTTTGAGGTTGTTCTCTTGCAGCGCGGTTGTCTTGCCCTTACCCGCCTTGGCCTCAATGCCTACGAACGTGCCATCATGGCAGACCAAGAAGTCCGGCACGCCTGAGTTACCAAAGCCTGAGCCGACTGGCATGGCGTAGTAGCAACGCGTTGTGTCTAGAATTTTCCTGATCTGCTTCTTTACTTTGGCTTCGGGTGTGTTGGCCATGTGCTTCTCCTAAAGCTGTTGATATAAGGTGAGGGGGGAAAGTAGATTCCGCGCCCCCTCGATTCGCGGTCGAAAGCTGGAAAGCACACCACATCTACTAGGCTTGTGTGCTGCCCACCATGAGCCACTGGCCTAACCAGTGGCACCCAATTTATGTCTAGGCGTGCGCGGCGTTTCGCCACGTCTAGCTTGCTCTTCTACAACAAAGCGCCGCCATTCAAATGCGTTGGCGGGGGGCTTGGGTTTGAGGTCTTTCAAAACAAAACACCCTTGGATGGGGTCATAACGGGACAGGCTTGCTATTGTCATCTGTTTCCTCCTTGGTTTTCTTTGGGCGTCCGCGCTTCTTGTCGGGGATTACCCGCTCTTCGGTTGTGAATGTGTGGTCGTTAGCGCATCTGCGTCTACGCTCTACAAAACCACCTACGTTCTTCGTCTGCTCGACTGTCGTCCATGCGATACAGGTTGGGCAGTTCAAGCGTTCTTCTCCTTTGGCCTGTGGATTTCTTCTGCGTCCGCCAGCATCTTGCCGACTTTACTAAGATAGACCACGTTGCTTGGCTCGGTATCTTCAACATCTTCTGACGGCAAAGTAAATGCGGCTGCCGTTTTTGCTTGAAACTTTGGCGATACAACTTGGCAGTGATATCCCGCCCAATCAAACTCTTGAAGGCCGCGTATGTGTTCTTTAACTGTGGTTGTCTTGTCGTTAATTTTTCTTTCGTGCTCCTTGACGTAGTGGACAATCTTCTTTGTCTGGCCCGTTGCCGTCTTAATGCTCTTGTCTCTGTCTTTAAAGTAGTACGAAGTGTGATTGTTGTCAACTCCAAAGGTCACGCGCTCGCCGTTCTTTTTGACCACAACATTCCAACGACTGTCTCGCGCAGACCACCAATCGTGCATCGCAACAAAATAGTTTTGGGCAATGATCTTGCACTCTTCGACTGACCTGTCGTCGTCTTCAAGATACTTTGCGGAACCCCACGATCTTGTGTGAAAGACAGTAGCTTTACCGTGCGTTTTGCGAGAGCTTGATTTTTTTGCTTGAATCGTGTGTGTTTTTGTCTGCAATTCATCACAAAACTTTATAACCCCCGTCTTTCTGTTTACGGTGATGTACATGTTTATCCAAAATAATTTGTCATCTACATCAACAGACATTCCAAACTGATACGGAACACCTGTTTGTTTTGCTACGTACCAAGGTAACTTGTCTAGCTTAATTGCAAAAACAAATTTAGCGAAGAACCATTTATTGGTATTAAGGGTGCGCTCAGATGAATGAGAAACGCACATGATGGCTGGCAGCGGCTTAGTGATATCAACCAGCTTCTTCTCATCATCCCAACATACAAGAGCCGGGTTTGGCACATGTACACCGAGTTTTTTTAATCCAATGACTGAATCATTTGCAAGCCACGACTCTTTCATTGTTGGTAACTTTACAAAGTTGAACGTGTGTTCAAGTTTATCCAGCAGTTCTGAAAAGTCTTGACGCTTTTCTTGGTTGTACTTGCGTGGCTTGCGCGGTTTTTCTTCTGGGGCTTTTGGAATTACCGCAGGGGTTGAGGCGCGGAACCGGCTGAACAGCTTATTCAAAAACTGCCGAACCGAACTCGCAAGGGATTGCGCTATGGCTATCATGTGTTCTTCTCCTTGAGTCGTTGTTCAATGGCTCGGGCATCATTAAGTATTTGGTAGGGATTGACATCTGAGTCCGCTGTTCCAATGCGACCAACTGTGCTCCAAATCTCCTCATCCGTCAGCCCTACCCACGGGCGCACGTAGTCTTGGATGTCATCGTCCTCCAAGGCTCGCATCTTGGCTTCGCGCTCAAGGCGCTGGAATTCTTCATCTTCTTCAGTCATGCTTGTCCCCTTGTCGGATAAAGGCAATTTCATCTTCTAGCATTTTGATGTGTGCGTTAGTTTTTTCTATCTCAGGTGCATTTGCAACAATGATGCGCTCACACTCATCAGCACGGACAAGGGCGGCAAAGGCTTCAAGATCAAATACCCCGCATGCTATGCAATCATCATGTGGTTTAGCTTGCCCCCATCCAGCCTCCCGCGCCATCTCAATGATTGTTTTCATATCAGTAAACTCCAAATCCAAATGCCAGTAAAAAACAGCGCCAGACAGATCGTCAATAGCACTACAAAAATACACCAGAGCATAAAAGCTCCAATCTTGTGCCATTGGTCTGACACTGGCTCGATGTCGTCAGGTATCACCGGATACGGCTTAATCTTGCGGGTTTCTGGCAGTGGGTCGTGTTCCATCAAAACTTCTCCTTGTAAAAGCGCCCGATCACTTCGGCCAGCTCGTGGATGTGAAATTCCCCGCCCTCGCCGCCGGCGTCGCTGATCCAGATCATTCCTGGCTGCACGCCTGGGGAAATGGTCCAGCCGGCAATGTGCCCCTCAAAGCGCTCGCGCGCGTCCTTGGCGCCCTGGTCATAGGCCACCTGTGCCTT